TTATAGTGTAATTATAAAGTATTATAAAGTATTATAAAGTATTATAGCTTATTATAGAGTATTATAGAGTATTATAGAGTATTATAGAGTATTATAAATAAACTTACAATCATTTAAATATAATAATATTTCTTTATATCATTTTAAACCTTCTAAATATTTTAATACCACTAGATACTAACTCAATTATACTATATAAAAATATAATACCTATTAATATAGATATAATAATATTATTTACATCAGTCATTTATATTAAGAATATATGAAAAGTAAAAAAGATCTTAAAATTACAATTCCTAACGTTGATATTGATAGCTTACATTATTCAATTTTTAAATATGAGACAGTTCCTATGATGAAGAATCAATATAAAAATAAAACAAAGGATGAATTACATATTATTTATAATAAATTATGGATTATTGAACGTAATAAGAATCCAGTATATAAAATATAATTTATTTTTTATTTTTAGAAAAATAAATAGTGTATATGTAATAAAGTGCAATTAAAAATATTATAGCACCTACAATTGTTGATATTATACTAACCGTCATTTGAAATCTGTTATAATTTTTAACATCTTTACAATAATCTGAATCATTATTTGCATCACATTTAACACCATATTTCATACCATCGCCTATACTAGCTTCACCGCCTGATGTTGCTGTGCTACCACCTAAATAACCTAAACCTCCTGCTATTAATCCTTGAGTTGTAGTATCACTACCAGAAGATCCTCTTGATCCACCTCTTCCACGCATTTTTATTTTAATAAACATATAAAAATGATTACAATATTATATAAATATACAAATCAAAATGTCAATTATTGCTGAAAATCGTATTAATAAAATTTATCAATATATTGAATCTGGTCCTTATACCATAGAATTTAATTTAGAATTTGGTAAAGGCATAGATTCTACTGTTAATCCTAATGATTCACGTATGGATTATACTACTGATAATAAATTTCTTATTGATGAAGTTGTATTTGATGATGGTGCTAAAAACTATCGTGTTATTGGAACTGAAGCACCTATCGTTTCTAGGATTTCTAATTTGAAGGTTCGTAATACTAATGAACATCCCGATTACACTTACAATTATGGTATTGGTTTTGCTATAGATAAAGAAGAACCTAAGTATCATAACAATATTTCTTCAGAACCTTATAATATTGAACGTGATGGTCGTATGTGGCATATTCGTGCTAATAATAGTAATGTTATCAATCTTGATCAAAACGCTCGTGCTAGGTATCAAATGTATCTTAAAAAAGCTAAAAAAGTTGGTGAAGAACTAACTGAAGAAGAAAAAGAATATGGGGTTGAAGAAACTACTGATAATACTGGGTTGTTTTTCATCACTATTATGGTATGTGAATGTAAAACTTACAAAGAACCTGTGACCCGCTCTATTTCTAAAGGTGCTACTCGTGGTGCTACTCGTGGTGGTACTCGTGGTGGTGATGATTATGATAATGGACGTGTTGGATATGGTAGTGTTGCTACAACTTCATCATCTGTTAGCACTATGGAATATGTAAATAGTCCTAAACTTGTTATTCCGTTTCGTTTCAAAGTCCTTAAGGATAGTGAAATTACTGCTATTATGGGTTCTAAGGATCTTGCTTCTGCTAGGAATGCTGAAGAACTACAAAAAATGTATCAACCTAAAGTATTTTAAGTATTTAATATAGTTTTTTGAAAATCTTTATGTTTAAATCGTAAAGCCTTATCTACATATACAGATAATAATGTATAATCCTTATTTTTATTATTTGAAATATATTGTAATATACAATTAACAATATCTTCTTTTAGTAATTGTTGATCTATTTCTTTGCTATGTATTTCAGCATATTTATTTACTAACTGTTTAGGATCTTCCAATCCATCCAAGTAATTTTGAATATAAGTATCCATTATATTCTATAATATAAAGATTATATTATTATTATTTTATATATGCCTATTAAAACTGTTACAATTTCTAATGAATTATTTCACGGGTTTTCACGAACTATAAATACTACTAATTTTTCATCATTTAAAGGATTAGGATACTATATGAAAACACAACTAATAGCACACTTGGAACTTGCAAATCTTGAATTATTGGTAATTAAAGCAAAAGAACTTGATTTACATTCTCACGATTTTAACTTTTATGCTGAATTGGTTGATAGTAATATAGATAATATTTTTTTATGCCATCACTAAATAAAATGAGTGAAGACAATATCATTTACATTGTAAGACTTATATGTCTAATCTTTTTATTAGTTGTTCTATTTTATCAACAAGATATTAATCATAAAATTAAAGAACCTATTATTCAAATCATAATTGCACTTATAGTTATCTTTGTATTCATCTTTATTGATCCATTATCTGGTTTTTTTATTGCTTGTACTGTATTTGTAGTTTACTATAAGTTTTATGTTAAAACTGATATTCGTTTAGCACCAAAAGATACTACGTATAAAAAAAATAGTATACCATATGGAAGTTATATTACGGCAGATCATTTAAATATGGCACAAAATAACACTATTGAACAACCTTCTGAATTTGAACTTAGTAAAATGCAAATATTTAATAACCCTAATCCTGGACAAATTATGCCTGGTTATGAAAAACCTTTTGATGATTATTGATAATTTTGCTGTTGTGAATAAATAACCGGTTGCGGTTTATATACAGGTACATTTGTAAAAAAAGATTTTATTGTAAAAAATATCGTTATTACCAGTGTTATAAATACTGCAGTTATATCTAATCCTAAATTAATATTGTATTCTGCTACACTATAATCAGATCTATTTAAAAATGTATATAATAAACTTATTGTTGCATATGTTAAAAATAGAACACCTAGATATCCTATAAATGCTTCATATGATTTATAATATGTATATACTCCTATTATACCAACAACAACTGCAGTAATACATACAATTATTATAATTACTATATCAGTTATTTCGTGTTTTTCACTAAAAATCATACTTTTGTATTATATATAATATTAAATATAATAGCAAATACTTAATATATATCTTATATTCTTCAACATAAGATATATTAATATTTTTAAGTATATCTTCCATTTGATTTGATTGTATCCCTATTATTGCTATGATCATAACAAAGGTTAGTATCACTATTTTTTTATCATAGAAAGTATTTATAAAACTACTTTCTGTTTTAACCGGATAATTGTATTGTGGTTGTATTGGTTGTTGTATTGCTTGTTGCTGTTGTTGTTGTTGTATTGGTTGTTTAGAAGCATTTTCTGCCATATTACCTAATATTTCTTGGACAATTGGATCTTGAATATCATCATTTGGTTTTACATTGTTTGTAACAGGAATACTATTTATTGGAGTTGTCATTTGATTACTCATTTTACAAAAAATATTTATATTTTTTTAGGTTTATTTAACACACTAAAAGGTTCGTAAATTGGTAATTCTTTACCATTGCATTTTTCAGGTATAGCTTTATTCTTATAACATATACCATTCAATTTATATGTTTTACCATCTTCTTTATGTATATTTGGTGATACATATCTTACACAATTCTTACATACTGGTTTTAATATCATAGCTAATCCTAGACCTAATACAACACTAATAATTATATTTCCTTCTTTTGTATATAACAATTTATTTATTATCTCTTTCATAATTTCTTTACTAGTATTAAATATTATTATGAATAAGAATTTTATTCTTTTAGCTATCAGTATTTTTATATTTTTTATTGTAATATTTAGTATTATATATATAGCTATTAATAATTCTGGCAATAAAAAAACTACTACTAAAAAAATTAATGAAAATAAATTAGAAAAAGCTATTGAAGAATCTACCGAAATATACGATGAATATTCTGGAAATCCTAATTACAACTTAATAACTGTAGAATATCAAATATTAGGAACATTATCATCACTTGAAGCAGAACCTGAAACTATTATTTTACCATTATATGGCAAAAGAGTTAAATCTTATAGATGGAAATACTATACATTAGTAAATGGTCTTAAAATTGATATAAAAAAAGAAAGAAATAATTCATTAGAATCTTGTATGAAAGAATGTGATACAATTTCAGATGAAGACATTGTTAAAGTTCCGGCTTATACAAATACCGAATTTAAAGCCCAACTTTATGATTACGAACCTCCTTTTTAAGTTCATCTATTTCCTTATATAAATCTTTGAAACATTCCACAAATAAACCTGCTAAATTATTATATAATACTCGCATTTTACCATCGTGTTTTTTTACAATCACTTCTGGTATTACTTTTTCTATTTCTTGTGCTATTAAACCACAATATCTTCTATTATCATTAGTATCATTACGTTGAAATGTATAACCATTTAATTGTTCTACTTTATATCGCACGTCCTCCATTTTTTCTAAATTATATTTGTAAGAAATATCTGAATCAGTAGATACATCGTGTGTCGCATATACTGAACCACCTACTGTTAATACATTACTATTTATACTTTCTAAGGTGAAATCATCTGGATATCCTACTAATAATTTACGAATATGTGTTAAATATTCTTCAGTAGCTGCACCATCATTATTTATATTTGAATAATGTGCAAATTCTTTATCCTTTATATTACTATTACCGTCTTTTCCTATAAAAATATTTTTGGTTAAAAACACCTCACTGCCTAATGTTGCCCATTCAGTTGTTATAGTTCTATTATTATGATCAGCTGATGGTTTTAAATAATATGCGGATGTTGGGGTAATATTACAAGAATTGTCTGGTAATATTATTTTATACGAATTTTCTATTGTTAGATTACTATTCAATTCTATATCCATATACGATGATATATTACACCCTCTTCGATTAAACGCACATAAACGCACCGTTGAATTTACAATTAAACCATTTATATTTGATATATTACTATCAGTATTATTAATAACATTTGATAAACTCGTTTTATCTATGTTAATACCTACTAAACCTGTATGTTTATATGGGTCTATTTTATTTTCAACGAGTATTAGAAACTCATTATGATAATCGCTATTATCAACATCGTAAAAATTATTTATTACAGATTGCGTATAATACAGATTACAATTCATTAAATGTAATGAATGATATACAGAAGGTGTATTCTTTAATAAACTATAAGTTGCATAATCAACAGCAGGTAATGGAACATCAGTATTAAATAATCCAAATTTTAACATATGATTTTCAAGCAAATTAGAATCATCTATGTTCTCATTTATATGACATACGGCATATGGTATGGTATCCGCTGTTGCTGATAAGTTATAATAATCTTTAATACTTGGTTGATCTTCATTTATTATCAGTTTTGTGCGAATTTTATCATCCTCATTAAAATAATCATTCCATCTTATACTATTATTTATTGATAAAGTATTTACAATATTAAAATTAATATTATCACCACTATATAATATATTACTATTGTTTTTTGCATATTCTATATGAAACTTTAGATCTTTAATTATAAAAGGTAAGCTGTTATTAGTAGAGTCTTTAAGAGCAATACGATATCTTGAATATTTTTTATTACTATTTATATTTTGTATCTTATATTGATTTACTGTTTTTTCATCTGTAAATGTTATATGTTGTATTAATTCCCATCCGTTATCATATCCAATTATGGCAAAATTATTTAAATAATTTTTAGCGGTATATGTGTATAAATCTGGTATAGCATCAATGTCATTTATTCCATATATATTAAAACTATTAATTATATCCTGATAATAATTTTTCAATAAATTATCATAATCTTCAAATTCTATATCATAAAAAGAAACTTGTTTTAATAATACTTTTTCAGGAACTTCATATTCATAATAATCGTAATAATTACTTGAATATTCATTATTACTGTAAATTAATTTTAGTGGTCTACTATTTTCGATTTCTTCAGGATCATCTTTTCGAGATACATAATTTAAATCACTACGACTTGCTTCTTGGGTTTCATTATAAGAATTACCAAATCTAGAACTTATATATAAATTAAGTTTTGCATTTAAATCAAGAAATTGTATTTTTAAATTACAATCAAAAGTCCCTATTGAATACAAACTATTACTATATATTGATTCAACATTTTCTACTGTTCCTGAGGCTCCTTCTCTAAGCACAAAATTAAACGGATGTCTTATATAATACGGTTTATTATTATTATTACTATATGTCAATGTAAAAGCATCATAGTCTGTATTAAAATTAATTGTATATTCTTGATCTTTATTAATTTTTGGTTCATATGATAACATATCAATTACATCATCTTGTATTATTTTACCATCTAAATGTGTAAATTTATCT